CTTGTGGTGAGATATAGGGGTCGAACTGCTACACCGTACAGGTAGTCGGCTCCACAACTTTCGCGGAAACCTGGACCAGAGCTGTAATAGCTTTTGCCCTCGTTGACGGAATACCCAAACAGCTTAAGGGCTTCCACAACTTTTTGCGCATAGGCAGTCGGGACGGCAATATCATCGCCGTTCACACCTATATGAGGATAGCTAAGCCTCACTCTTCTCACTAGCGCTGCCTTACCCGGTTCAGCCATGAGGTCGTCTTGCGACAACTTATGGTTAAAGTCGGATTTGGGTGCATACGATTTGTGGTCTCGGTACCTTTCGGACACGACGTAGACGCCTGGTACTACCGCTCTACAGATGGCTGTGCAAACCGCCGTCAATAGCTCGAAAGTAAACCCGCATCCCATCGCTGAGATCATTTCGTATTTGTGATTTCGCGTACAAGGGGTGCCATCTGGTAACAGCCCAGAAATCTGGAATTGCTCGGAAACAGTCGAGTGAAACCAAGCGTACCAACCGGGATGAAGGACCGACCTCAACATTTGTCGTACTGTAGAATCACTTGCGGACGTCAAATCTAGCGTGGCGATTAAGCCAGTGGCCGATCCGATTCTTGCAAGTTCGCGATTCCGGAACTGCTGTTGAAGTAAATCTACTCCGGCACGAGTGAGGAGGTTCTTGCGAACCCAGACTCCAAGACCCCGAGTCAGCCATATATTGATGCTTGGCTGAATCATAATGCAACGGGCCTCCTCGAATTTCTTTTCAACGGTTTCTAAAACATCCCCGGGAACAACGCTAAGCCAAGGTTGTACCTGGCCAATGGTCTCCATCGAATGGGACCACCCTGGTATACTTTTGATTACCAGGGGCGCTATATGGGTTAGGTTGGGAGTACAAGTCTGGCTCGCGCCAAACTTCATCTCCGGGCCGGTTTCACTACTACCGAAGGGATAGCCCACAGTAGTACCGGGTCCCCACGCGGCACTTTCAAGCACTTGCTCAGGAGTCGGGGGCGGACCCAAAATGTCCGCCAGTATGATCGATACCTTTTCTGCCAATACCCCCAAAGGGCTGGCAGGATTAAGTCTCGACCACAACCGATTGGTCAGTTTATTAACCTTCTCCTGATTGAGCAACTTGTCAATGGCGGTTTTATTGGCAATCTCATCAGCACCCATGAAAGGATACTTTGCTAAGAGTTTTGATATAGATATGTCTGACATGTACTTAGTAATATCGTCAGGCCCGTAGGCAGTCGGATCCACTTTAGTGTTCAGGATACCTCTCAGGATTTCCCACGCGGGGGTACCTGCCTCAAGATGCGTTTTATTACCGACAGCTTCCTTAAATAACCTCACTTGTTCCAAAACGAACAGAGAGAAAGGAGTCTTCAAGGCGCTTTCCGCAAGCGTTCCCAGTAGGTTCACGACGTGTACATCGGAAACCCGTAGCACGTTATAAGCTCGTGCCAAGCTATAATCTAAACGCCGCTTATCGCGTGGGGTTTTGCATCCCCTTGCCACGTAAAGATCATCCCACGAAGACTGGTTGGCAACCGGTCCCGTCTCGACTAGTCGAGGTTGGTAGTACTCCAACACGTATTCCCCACACAGCGGGACGTACGTTACGACTGGGGATTGTTTATTCACTCTCATCACCTTATAAAGGAGTGGTTGAAAAGAACTAAGTAGCACTAGGGCCGGTGTTTAAGCCGGATAGTCGCCCGCTACAAGGGGTTGATACACCAAGGCGTAGCCAACGGTGCCCACAGAGCCAGAAGCCATGTTCGCGAGTTGTGACCGGACGTCCTTGCGGACGTTCACCGGCGTATGCGCGGGGACATGGAGTCCAGTTCTGTTAAGCGTCACTTCTCCAGCAACAACACCTGGAGCAGAGCTCACTTCAAACGGCCACTTCCATTCCGTTGAGGAATGGCGTGTGACCAACCCGGACTTCGTACGAACTTCGAAGGTACGGTGAGTGAGTTGTTGTGCCAGCCGCTGATCGGGGGCCCCCGCGAGATCTTCGCGAAGAATGAACCCGTTAGCGACTTGCCCGACCCGGACCATGTTAACGGACCGGGTAGTCGTGCCATCTGCGCGCGACAAACCTTGCGCGGTCGCACTGGTAATGTAAGGCATCCTGCCTCCGAAGAGAATTAAAAGATCCTGAACCTCCCTAATGGGATCTGCCGGAGCAGAGCAGCCGCGTCTATCCACCGTTTGGTAGACATACGAAACTTAGGGTTCCAAGTGGGAGAAGGATTATCC